TTTTGAGTTGGTTTTCTCTGGTTAATAATTTTTTCAGTTTCATAATTCCATTTCCTTTTAAAACAAAATGACTGTTTCGGTTTTGAGTAACCTCATCAGCAAAGTCAAAATAACTTTGGACAGTCGCCACCGAGATTATTAGCATTAATCTGTCTAACCATTTAATCATTTAAGATATGGTGCTTTCGCTGTTTGACATTCGATTGCTAAAAAAATAGATATGCTACGGATAATCATGGTTCCGTTTAGCTGGTAAAGGGTTGCTAGTGCCTTTGGCTAATGGCGCATAAGAGCGTGCTGTGGCTTGCATCGTATGAGGATGGCATAATGCGGATTCGCAGACCTGCTGGTCGATAACATTCCCTTGTTATCCATCAATCGCGTTGTATCGCGTTGATGGGATCATTATACCACCCTGTCCACAGCAACTAAAACGATAAAATGGACAAAAAAACCTTATATATCAATATGTTAGCCTAAATTTTATGTTCTTATTGCATATTCGTGTATAAAAATTGATCAAAATGACGTTCTTCATCTATAGCAATCAAAAATCAAGATTGCAGTAAAAATATATTTTGCCTTTACTTGCTATCCATAGATAAATCAGTAACTTAGAAAGTTTTATGTTTTTTAGAATCTGAAAAAAGTTTTTAAAAGGTTTGACTCTACTGTCTAGAGAGCAATAAAAAAATATTCATTACTTACTTGCTACCCTCTTATGAATCAACAACTTACTAGTGGATAAAAATAATTAGTTTTATGAACTGGATTTATTCGGAGAAGTACCCCTACTTCTCGGAAAGACATAGCAATTGATTTGTGCTAGATCCCACTTTTGCACCTAAATTTACTACATAAAACTGGGGGAAAATCTAGGGGTAAAAAAACTCCTGAATTTGGGAGTAATTTTCAGTTTGACAAATGAGTTAGTGCAGGTTATTAAAATAATAGTATGCACTAAATAATTGGATAAAAATTATGCAGGAAAAGACAGCCAGCCAAATTGCTAAAAGTCATGGGTACAAAAGCCTGTCCCAGTTATCAGAAATATCTGGGATTAACAGGCAAACATTAGGAGTATGGTTTAAAAAAAGGAAAAAACTATTTTATATAATTCTTATTGGATGCCAGCGAGTTGATTTGCTACATCGATTGCTCTCTGACCAACCTGATCTGCATAACGAGAATTCAGTAATTCAGAACCAGCCTGATCAAACTGTCCATCCGCGATATAAGCAATAGTTTTCTTGAACTGCATGAATTTAGATAAACCCATGTTAAATACTAAATTGACAATAGCTTCTTGTCTTAGGTCAGAAAGTCCATCAAACCAATCAAAATTCTTTTGGCATTGTGTAGTAACAGCGTCAATATCATTAAACAGTAAATAAAATGCTTCCTGTTCATTAATACCTACATCTTCAATATTTCTACCAATGCCAATAGTTAATTTATTGGCAGAACATTTATAGGGTTTTAGCCTTATACCTTCATGCTGTAATAATTGTTTAGCTAATCTGTCTTGATCCATATTAATCATCCTTCGCATGGCTCGCGCCAAAATAAAAACTACTTATTCCTGAAACAAGTCCACCGAGATACCCCAGCACCAAAGAAACAATAGTATCGCTGTTAGCGTCAGGAGGTTGAACAGTGACAAGGAAAATATACCCAATGAAGCCGAAAAGACTAACCAGCCCAAATACTCTTGGTGTCCAATCTCCTTTATGCGCTTTTCTAGCGTCCTGAACATCTGCTGTCTCCAATGCAAATATATCAACATCCATTTGAGCCATTTTTGCCTCAAAGTCCAATTCAGCCTCTTTGATAGCAACTAATTGTTCTGGAGTAGCATTTTGTATGGCTTTCTCAATTTCTTTTGGTTCGTTTTTTACACCTAACTTATCCGCTATAGCAGACATAGCGGCACCAGCTAATGGTGAACCCATGGCAGAAGCGAGAGAAGGGGCAACAGCCCCTACCAAGCCTTTTATTGCTCCGAAATTCATTTTTTCTTTTTCTTAGCAATAGCTTTCTGTAAAGCTGGCGGCAACTTTTTCTGTGCCGCAGTTAAACCTTTACCACCTTTTTTATCTTTCATTGATGGTCGACCTTTTTTACTACCGTATGTACCTTTACCTTGTGGCATGATTATTTCCTCTTAGTTGATTTTTTGGCAATATCTGCATCAGCTTTTCTAGCACCGCCTTTTCCTGATACAAAACTGTTTACGCGACCCATAGCCCATGCGGCCATTGGTACGTTTCTTGAACCACCACCTAAATATGCGCCTTGCCCTCTACGGTAGACTTTTTCTAGTTGGCTTGCTGTAAACTTTGACCCCTCGGCCTTTTTCTTTAATGTGGCCTTAACGCTTGCGCTTAGGGGTTTTCTTGGTGGTGCTTTTTTTGGCATTTTGTGCAACCCTTGATTTTTGTACTGCTTTTAAATCTATATATTCACCTTTAGCATATGCGGTCGCTGTGCGTTTAATTTCTGCCGCTTTAGCTGATTTGTTTTTTGATCCAGATAAATATTTTTTAGCAACGCCAGTTGCTTTATCTTTTGGTACTTTTCTAAACTTTCGCTTAGTCATGAACCTTTTTTCCATTTACTTGATGATGATTTAGTTTTACTAGGCGACCATTTGACCTTATTCGCCCACCAAGCCCCAGACATTTTGCCTTTGGCTATACTTTTAGCATGACGCGATTTAAATGCTTCTCTTTGTCCTGCCGTTTGATTAGTTTTAACACCTTGTTGTCCAAACCTAATTAATTTAGTTTTACTGCCTTCTTTCGCAACAACAACATGACTTTTAGTTGGATGACTAGGCGTTCTTTTAGGTTTGTTATAACCAGAAACACCAGCTTTTTCTAATCTACTATCCTTTTTTGGCATTTTTCTTAGCCTTTGGCTTTTTCTCAGATGATCCCCTGGGGATTGTTTGCTCTGGCTTAGCCAGTAAAGCCCTATAAGATGCTTTTATAGAACTTGTGAAAGCTGTCCATCGACCAACAACAATCAATTTATATTTCAATATAACTTTTTTAATATCGTTAATAAAATTATTTATCATAATTTATCCTAATGGACTTGATGCGGCATCTAATCCTTTCCAAAGATCATCAACCTCTGCTTTGAATTTTGCCACTTGTGATTCAAATTTTTTTATTGAATCAGCCATAGCTTTATATTCATTCCTAACCTCAATCCAATCTTTTTCCATTGTATTGACTTTAGCTGTTGAATTAGAGGCATCTGTCAAAACCTCAGTCTGCCGTTCTTTTATACTAAGGAGTAGTGTGTCGAGTTCCGCCAGCTTGCCTTGCAGATGCCCTAGATCATTATCCTCAATTTTAGTCCGAATGGAAGCTAATTCTAGTTCTATTGGTTCAATATCTGGTATAGAATTAATCGTATCGGTCAAAGTTTGCTCAATATTATCAATTCTGGACACAAATTCACTTGCCGCCCAGATTCCACCGCCTATCGTAGTAGCAAAGGACATAAGGATAGCAATGTAAATACCCTTAAATTTAGTCCCACCTACATCTAATTCTATATCTTCAATGCCCATTAATTACCGCCTAAATTTCCGTTTTCATTATTGAATTGTGTTGTAGGCGTTTCATTTTGAACATCTAAAACATCTTGGATTAATTGAACTGGGTCATAAAGTTTAGCATTTACTTGATAACCAGAACCCATTGATGCGACAGACTCTCCCGAGCCGTAGGAGTATGCCGAATACATTTCATTTATGCTGACAGGTGGCGTATCGCCATAAAATCCGTCATAAATTTCTGTGGTTGCTTGTGTCCATCCTATGTTCGCATCGTTATTGAAAAATACTCCTTGCAGGACAGTATCAGTAGCATTATCCCATGTAATAGTCATTTGATCTGACCAAGCGTCATAAGACACTGTAGAGTTGGTTATATTGGATAATGTGGCAATACCATCATAATTGATCATGGCAAGAGTTGCTGAATCCTGAGACGCCCATAAACTCGCACTAGCCGCTTGCGCTTTATCCTCAATGATATCAAGTGATTGGTTGAATGTTTGGACTGTTGATTGGTCGATCTGAACGTCATTAGCGCGTATGTAATTCTGTAACTGTATACGCTCATCATCAGTCTGAGCGTTAACAGCTTCAGTATAAATTGCTTCCGCTTTACTAATTTCAGTAGCCGCACCTGAAAACATTTCAATAGCCGCTTCCATCTGATCCATATTTTCTTCATAAGAATCTACCAATAAATGTTCTGCGCTGTAATAGTTGGCATTTGCAGTATCTAATATAGATTGATTGTAATAGGCAACTTCTAATAAGTCGATTTTATGAGAGTCAGTTCTTCCAGCAACAGGTACAATCAAACCTTGTATGCTAGTGCTATCTTGCGGTACTCCTAAAGCCATTTCTACAACACTTGCCTGAGCATCGCTAACCTGCTGATTTATATAGGATGCAGTATTCACCAATTCTTGTATCTCGGTAAAATCACCTGCTGGTCTTAACGGATTTATATTTGGATCAATCAACGCTCCAAATGTAATACTTTGGGGGTAATAAACTCCTGTATCACCACTTAGTTGTGCGGAAGCGATCAGAAATAGACTTACCGTCAGTATTTTCTTTTTCTTCGCCATTAGAGTCTCCGTTAATACCTAATGCAACATTGAAATAATCTTTTCTATTTTCATAATTTCTAACAAATAAATCTGGGTTACGTTTCATAACTAAATAAGCATTTTTTCCTGCTACAACTTTCCCACCTATAATAATTGGACATGGAGTTCCAGATTCAAACATTGACAACCAATTATCATCACTTTGGCACATTCTAGTTATTGCCGCTATTTTCATGTTTAACGTAAATAACATTTGAGAATCTTTACGCCTGTTACAATCCTCGTCTACTTCATACCTACCGCTACTCAAACCAAAAGATAAACTTGACGCGCCAACACTACTTGATTTCAAACAACTGTCATTACCTCCACTCATAAGACTAGGAGCTACTGCACTAGCCACTGGAATCTTACTAGCACTTCCAGCTCCGTTATATTGATTAGTATTAGTTACAGTTTCATTGTTACTATCTACGGTAGCCCCCTGCTGATTAGTATTTAAATCACCAGATTGAGTAGAACTATTGCCGCTATCCGTATCTTGCGCGTAACTAAATGAGCCTATCAGCAAAAGCACTAACAAAAATAGCCGCATATATCCCCCAGATATAATACTCTAGCCTAACAAACTTCTTAGACCCCTCATCAAGACGCTTATCAATGGCCTCTAGCCTGACAGCGCAGATTTCTTCGTGCTTTTCTAATCGTGCTAATAATTCTTTAATAGTCATAGTGTAATCACATTTTGTGCGTAAGTATGGTTGTCGGGTGCGGTAACTGTATTTTCTCTAGTCAAAGACTGATCTTCTCGTAGTGTTGGTATAGTGTCGCAGTATACGTCTGCTCCACCTCTACTTATTGGATTTGCTAGTATAGTTGTCATTCCATCGGCTTTAATAAAAGCATTTATAACTTGCGCCCAGTTATCCCTGTCGTATAAATATGACCTAGAACCTGCCTTGTTTTTGCCAAACAGCTGAAATTTATCTGTCCATTGTGTGTCTATCTTTAAACCAAACCACATAGCGTATAATAAATCATCATCGTAATAGCCTATGATTTTATACTCAGAAAAAGTAGATAAATATGCTATCTCTGATTTTATCCATGCTAGCTTTTCTGCGTCAGTGGTTACATTATCTGGATATAATAAAGTACCGCCAGCGTCTATCTTATCTTTGCATTCGTCAAAACAACGATCAAAGTCAGCTTCGGGGTAGTCACTTAGCCATTCACATCTATACGCCATCATCACTCCTTAATTCTACAGCCAATAGTTGGCCGTTGTTATATGCATTGCTGAGTAAATTGCTTGCATAACTCCAAGTCCAAAGTGAACCCGGAGTACCATAAGCATATCTTCCGCTTCTTGATAGTTTGCTTTCCTGACCAGTGCTTGTGTTAGTCATAACCAAAGTTTTAAACCCCCCTTCATCTGTATCTGCAACTGTACCTTGCAACTGGAAATTTAAACCTACTGCACCAGCACCTGAATGGCTAATGTGCTGTATCTGTAGTAATTCATGAGAAGTGTTACCTGCTGTTTCTAAACTAGATTTGGTTACACTGCCTGCTGGAATAAACGTAGTTGTAGTGCTAAAACCATAATGAAAGTACGTTGACGAAAATTTACCTAATGATACTATAGTTGCTCTGCGACCAACCGTCAGAAAAGTTAAGTCTATTTGCGCCCCTGCGCTTGCAGTTACACCAGCCATCATGTGTCTATTACTCCAGAACCAAACATAACTAATTTATTTGTTGTCAAAGAAACTAAAGTAGCAACACCGCCAGCAACTATTTTTGGATTGTCTGAGCCTGTGTTGACTACAGCCGCGCCTGTGCAAATATCTATTGTTATACTACTATTTCCACTTTCATTTAAATCAAATTGAATTTCTCCACCTGAAGCGTTTACAAAATGTATTTGTTTTCCAGCAGACATATCGGCAGTTTCAGGGACACCGATTACAAGATTTCCGCTACCTGCTGTATAAATAACAGTTTTACCTGCAAAGGTTTTAACTGTGTCGTGTGCAATATTACCGCTAGACCCATAGTTGATTAAAAAACCTGTAGCAATGTCAGCACTTGCCGCATGGCCTGTGCAAGAACCAGACGAGCCGCTAGTATTTCCTGTTACATCGCCAGTTAAAGCACCTGTAAATGAATTAGCAGTTACAGTGCCATCAATAGTTAAATTTGATGTGCCTACATCCCATTTTACCTCACCCCTAACTCTTGCATTTTGAGCGGCATTAGCATCTGCATCAACCATAAGTAAAAAATTATCACCAGTACCAGTTTGAGAGGTGACTATTGTGTTAGCACTAGAGGCAGTTGTAGCGTTTGTCACTGTTCCAGAAATACTATTAGCTACAATATTAGTGGTAGTTAAAGTTTTAGAACTAGCATTGTAAGTTAAACCATCAGCATCTGTCTTAGGTGCTAAATTACCAATTGCATCTGTAGTAAAAACTGGAAAACACTCTGCATCAGAGCTTTCGTCTGCTGTTGTTATTTGTGTAGCAACACTTGAAACATCAATAGCCTTA